CTGCCGGAACTGGTAATAGTTCCCAAGTTGGCTGATTGCGTTTATATATTATATGGGGATAAACAGCCAACTTGTTAAAATCGCTCATAACCTGTGCAAATTTAATAAAGTTGGCTGATTGCGTCTATATATAATATATATACTATATATATTACTATATAGATGCACGCACTTAGCCAACTTCTCGTACGCAGACTGTCCGACCTGTTAAAGCGGTCAGCAGCATGGGGATTGCGCCACAAGCCCAACACCACCGCACGCGTTTAGCAGGTCACACAGACCACAGGCAAACCACAGACCACGTATGCAACCAGCTCCACCGGGAACGCCGGCCGGGCTGGTTTTTGCGTGCACTGGAATCCCATATTATAAGATATACAAGCTAAAGGGGGACCATATGGAACTCGTTCACGAAATCCAAACGCTGCCCATCAGCAGCCTGACACCTTACGAGAAGAACGCGCGCCGGCACGCCGCCGACGACGTGGACGCGATTGCCGCCAGCATCCAGGAGTTCGGATTCGCCGACCCGATAGGCGTCTGGGGAGACCGGAACCTCATCGTGGAAGGTCACGGCCGCCTGCTTGCGGCGAAGAAGCTGGGCATGACAGAGGTGCCGTGTATCCGTCTGGATCACCTCTCCGACTCACAGCGGAAGGCTTACGCCCTGGCTCATAACCGCACCGCGGAACTGTCCGACTGGGATGCGGAGCTCCTGACGCTGGAGCTGGGCGACATCTCAGACATCGATATGACCCGTCTGGGTTTCGACTTTCCGGACGGTGAAGAAGCCGCCTCCTGGTTTGACCGCAGCCAGAAAGACGGAGCGGCACGAGAAGAAGGCAACAAGGACTATAACGAGTTCTTGGACAAGTTCGAGGCGAAGAAGACTACTGATGACTGCTACACCCCGGACAACATCTACGACGCAGTAGCCGACTGGGTGGTCAAGGAGTACAAGCTGGACCGGCAGAACTTCCGGCGCCCCTTTTACCCCGGCGGTGACTATCAGCATGAGCAGTACGCGGAGACGGATATCGTCGTCGATAATCCGCCCTTCTCCATCTTGGCGGAAATAATCCAGTTCTATAACGATAAGGGCATCCGCTTCTTCCTCTTCGCTCCTGCGCTGCTGCTCTTCTCTTCTTCTTCTTCTTCTGCTTGTGCGATTGCTTGTAGCGTGTCAGTTACATACGAGAATGGTGCGAAGGTCAGCACATCCTTCCTCACTAACATGGAGGACCTGCGCTTCCGGACGGCCCCGGATTTGTATGCGGCCGTGCATGCTGCTGATGAAGTTAACACGGCAGGCAAGAAGCTCCCCGGCTACTCTTATCCGCCTGAGTTGGTGACGGCATCGATGCTCGGTCAGTTGAGTAAGTACGGCGTCTACTTTGCGGCGGGAAGAGAATCCACCGCAAAGATAACGAAGCTAGACAGTCAGCAGGGAACAGAATCACAAATCTACGGCAATGGCTACTTAATCTCGGAGCGAAAGGCAGCCGAGAAGAAGGAAGCAGAGCGAAAGGCAGCCGAGAAGAAGGAAGCAGAGCGAAAGGCAGCCGAGAAGAAGGAAGCAGAGCGAAAGCTCGAGCACGTCTGGACTCTATCAGATAGAGAGAGGGACATCATCCGCTCTCTGATCTAAGGAAGGAGGACACATGCCACGACCACGAAAGGAAATCGATTCAGCGCAGTTCGAGAAGCTCTGCGGGCTCCAATGCACCCTGGCAGAGATATCCGGCTTCTTCGACTGTTCGGAGGACACGGTTGAAAGATGGTGCAAGCGTACCTATAAGACCGGATTTGCGGAGACATATAAAAAGAAGAGCGGCGTCGGGAAAATCTCCCTGCGTCGGTATCAGTTTAAATTGGCAGAGCACAACGCAACCATGGCCATCTGGCTGGGTAAGCAATGGCTCGGGCAGACGGATACGCCGGCGGCTGACACCATGACCGAGGCGACCAACAACCTGGCGGACGCCATCAGCAAGAGCGCGGCGCTTCTTGATCCGTCTTCAATCCCTGAGCTATCCACAATCACCGCCCCCGCCCCGGCGGATGAAGAGGAAGGAGCCGATGAAGGCACGAAGAGAAAGGAAGACGGATCCTGATGGAGTATAGCGACTTCTCCACCAGGCAGCTCCTGGCCTTGTCCTGGTGGAAGATGGACGGTCTGAAGGATAAGGACGGCATCATCTGCAGTGGGGCGATCAGGTCGGGAAAAACCACCTGCGAGACTGTCGGATTTATTATCTGGGCGCTGGAAACATTTGACAGGCAGTCCTTCGCTATCTGTGGCTATTCTGTTACATCGGCAGAAAGAAACATCGTGCACAACCTGGCAGACTGGCTCCCGCCGGAGTACACCATCACCATCACCGGGCATCGGGTGATAATAGAGAAGGACGGCAGGACGGGCGTTTTCTACATCTTCGGCGGTCACGATGAAAGGTCTTTCAAGTCTGCCCAGGGTCTGACTCTGGCCGGCGCCTTTTTGGATGAAGTTGCCCTGATGCCGCAGAGCTTCGTGGATCAGGTCGTCTTCCGCTGCAGCGTCTCCGGCTCTAAGTTATGGTTCAGCTGCAACCCCGCGAGCCCGGAGCACTACTTTTACAAGGAGTGGATTCAGAAGTCGGGCCAGAAGAATCTACTCTATCTCCACTTTACTATGCAGGACAATCTGGCGCTCAGCGACAAGATCAAGAAGCGCTACGAGGACTACTACCGCGGCAGCGGCGCCCCGTATCGACGGTACATCTTAGGCGAGTGGGTGCAGGCTGATGGGCTTGTGTATCGATGCTTCGACGCAACGCGGCACGTGGTACAGGCAAAAGAGCGCCCCGCCGCAGACCGCAGCCGATATGAGTATTACATTTCATGTGACTACGGCACGCACAACCCGACCAGCATGGGACTGTGGGAGCTTGACCCGTCTTCCGGCACGGCGACCCGTATCAAGGAGTACTACCACTCCGGCCGGGACACAGGGCAAGAAAAGACGCCGCAAGAGTATCTCCAGGAACTGGACAGGCTGGCAGACGGATACAACATCCGGGCGGTGGTTATCGACCCGGCTGCAGCGGAGTTCATCACGACGGCGCGCCGGTCTGGCCGCTACTCGGTTCGGAAGGCGAAGAACGCAGTGCTCCCCGGCATCGCGCTCACGTCCGCTGCTTTAAAAGGTGGCTTTCTCTATATATCAGACCGCTGCCGGGATTGTATCAGGGAGTTCGGTCTGTACATGTGGGATGATAAAGCCGTCTCACGGGATACCGTCATCAAGGAGCATGACCACTCCATGGATGACACCCGCTACTTCGTATCCACGATCCTGGCGCGATACTCTCCCCCCTTTAGGGCATACGCGGACGGGTTAGGGCTACGGGCTGCAGAAGAAGAAAAAGAAAGGACACCGCACAGATGATCAAGAAGCTAAAGAGAAAGCTCTACGAAGACTACCTCCCCACCCGTCTTAAAGACTCCCTGCTCCGGGACCTGGAACGGGCAGAAGAAGAAATCCGGAAGCTGTCCGCAGAGCTTGAGGAAGAGCGGGCGTATGCCAGCGGGCTGCAGACGGCTCTGAGATATCAGCAGCGGACATCGATATACATCAACGGCATGAAGCAAAAACCGGAACCGGGTTCCGATTTTGAGCCGGAACACAGTGACAAAAACCGGAACCGGGTTCCGGATTTAGAAGAGAAGGAGGGCTGACCTCATGGCATACAATACTTTTCGGACGGATTTGCTGGAAGCATTCGGAGCGGATGAACTGACAACGCCGGAGATGCGCAGGGCTATTGATGAATGGTTCGGGCTCTATTATCAGACGGAGCCAACCGCAGACGAAGACCCATCGCAGAGGTTGCCCGTCACCATTGTCAAGAGGCTGACGGATGCGGTCTTTGCGGAGTATTCCACCACCGCGGCTGATCCGTCTGTCCAAAAGGTCCTCGATAATATCCAGACCCTTTGCCGCAAGATTATGCAGACCTGCATGATAGGCGGCGAGGTGCTCGTGAAGGTGGACGTGGTAGAAGACGGATACTCTTTCACCCCAATCAGACGTGACCGCTTCATGGTATTCGGCAGGGATACAGCCGGGCGCCCGTCTGATGTCGGTACTATCTCCCGCTCATCGGTTGGGTCATGGTACTACACTCTGACCGAGCGCCGGACAGTGGATACAAAAGGGCGGCTGAGGATTGTGACTAAGCTATACCAGTCCAAGATGGAGGGGCAACTTGGAAGACGGGTGCCGCTCCGCACTCTCTCACAGTATGAGGATATCCCGGACGAGTACATCTTCCCGGAGCCTGTCGGCGGGCTACTGATGGGATGGATGCGGGTCCCGGAAGAGAACTGCGTGGATGGCGGAGAAGACGGATGCTCTGTCTTTGCGCCGGCGGTGGGACTTATCCACCAGATCAACCACAACGAGTGCCTCATCAGTCAAGAGTTTGACCTCAGCAGAAAGCGCGTCTTCGCCCCGGATGATGTCCTAAGAACCCGCGACGTGGGCACCGGCCGCGTTAAGGAGCTGAGGGATGACCTCTTTGTGCGGCTTGACTCCGACCCGGACGAAGGCGGTATCACAGTCTTCTCTCCTGAAATCAGATACGCCCCGTATCATGAGCGCAAAAGGGAATACCTGCGCAACATCGAGTCCATCTGCGAGCTACAGAGGGGCCTGCTGTACGACGTGGACGCTGCAGAACGGACAGCAACGGAGATACTGGACAGCAAGGGTGGGTACGCTCTGACCCTTAAAGCGCTGCAGGATGCTTGGACGGCTCTCCTGCTGGATTTAGTGGGGGTCTGTCTCACGCTGGGACGTCTCTACCATATCCCGGGCACTCCGTCCGAGATTATCCCGGACAGCATCAGCATCGACTACGGCAACGGGGTCCTGTATGACGAAGATAAGGAATGGAACGCCCTGCTTGACCTGCATGCCCGCGGATTACTGGCGCCGGAGTACTTGCTGGGCTGGCACTTTGGCGACCCGTCTGATACACCAGCCGACAGACAGAAAATCCGAGAGAAGTACATGCCAACCATCTCCGACCTGGACGCAGAATGACGCCGGACGGCGGAAAGGAGTGAAGACCTATGCTGACTCCTGAACAGATAGACGAGCTCAACACAGCAGCCGAGCAGCTTACTTGCCCGGCCGTCGAGTACATTATCGAGCAGCTGGTGAAAGGCTGGACGAAAGCCGGAAGGCTCACAGGAGAAGCCGCCTATCAGGTGTGGCGCCTGCAACAGTTGGGCGTGACCCTGCCTGAAATCGAGAAAGAGCTGCAGAAAAAGCTGGGCGCAGCAGCCGTAGAAGCAGGGTCACTCACCCGGCGCTGGTTGGATGTGAGCTGGGCGGCAGATGTTGAGAGACTCACGAGCTACGGGATAGACGCCGGGAAAATAGAGAAGGTCGGTGGTGATATCAGACGGATTGTAGAAGCGGCTGTCACACTGACCGAGGGAACGATGAAGGATATCACCAAAAGCCTGGGGCTGATTGACCGCAATGGGCTCTGGCAGCCATTGCGGCAGATATACCTTGATGGATGTGATAGGGTATGGATACTGTCCATATCCGGGGCCGAAGGCTGGCTGAAAGCGGTGCAGGATGAGTCACGCAACCTGTGGCGGGAAGGCGTCAAGGTGGTGGACTATGAAAGCGGCAGACGGACGAC